GCTAATAGTTCCATCTAATAGAATTGCTGAACCAGTAGCAGGCTCAATATTAATTGCTGCTCCAGAGTCTAAAGTTAGGACACCTACTGAGTTAACGTCTACAGTACCATCTGAATCAATAACAATGTTACCACCAGCATCAAGAGTAAGTACAGCAGAAGAGGAGATAGTTAAGTCACTACCATCGCCCTCAATCTTTTCTCCAGCATCACCAAATGTAATGCCTACATCAGCAGGAATAACAACGTCAGCTACAGCAGTAAGATTAATGTTGTTACCAGCAATTGTAAGATCAGTTCCATCGCCCTCAATCTTTTCACCATCATTACCAAAGGTAAGGCCAATGCTTGCAGGAATGTTGATGTCTGCGCCAGATACAAGATTTAAATCTGTACCGTCGCCATGAATGTACTCACCACCCTCATCATTAAAGTACAGTCGCTTTGTACTATCTATAACAATGTCATCACTAAACTTAAAGTGATCTTCGTCTTCCATCCAAGTAAGCACACCATCAGTTGTCTCACCATCAAAGGTTACAACAATGTCCGCACCAGCAGAGCCATCACCAATGGTAATTGCTGTACCCAGTAGCTTAGTTACATCACCGCCTTCAGCAGTAGTGCCATCATGGCTATGCCCAGTTGATGCTGTGAATGAACTAACAATGTCGTTAAATTCATTATTAAAATCAGCAGCCTCGATAACCTCGCCTGTGGCTATCTCAGTTGTACTGCGCCTTACGTAACCTGTACCCATTATCGTCTTCCTCCGGGTGTAAATTCAAACTGGTAAGAGTTTAGTGTAAAGGGTCTATTTGAACTGTTATGATTAATCTTTACTGCAATAAGAAAACCAGAACCTTCGATTGATTGTCTAAAAACAGGACTACCACTTGAACCGTAAACAGCATTGGCATACAAAGAAGCAACAGCACCGTACACAGCAGTCCCACCGGGAGATGTAATGTCTAAATGATCTGGCTGTGAAACTTCAATAGAATCTGAGTCATACCTAATTCTTAACTCAGCAGCAATTGTACCTTCTACTGCATAATTAAGGATAACTCGTTGCATTAACTTTCTAATGCCCGCATCACCCAAAGATAAATCCGGTGAGCGGTAGAGAGCAATGATATTTTCTCCATCAAAAGTAAATACAGTGTCACTTTCTTGCTGTCTTACATAACCATCAAAGCCACCTTCAATAACATACTCGACGCCACTAATAAAAGCAGAGTCCATTGAAGAGGGTTTAATTCCTTTTATATCTGCCCATTCAAAACCAACGCCGCCTTGTGGTGTTCGTTTAAGAGTACCTAATATTCCTCGAACAAAGGGTGTGCTTTCAGAAGCAGAAGAAGGGTAGAAAATACGATACTGACTTTTGCCACGAATAACAGCAGAAGTAATATTAGCTCTGTTGGCAACAACATCTTGAATACGACCTTGAATAGGTTTAGAGATTGTACCTAACTCTACGTCACCAATTTTTTCAGTACCGGCAATTGTTCTAAGTCCATCAAGAGACAGGAAGATAAGATCACCACCAAGCTCTTGAACAGAAAACGAATCGGCACAGCCAAGGGTTCTAGTGACAGGCTGTATTTGAAAGTCTGCAATACTACTTCCAGCAAGCTTGTAGATTTTATCAAGTCCAAAGATGTACAGAACATCACGAAACACTTTTAATGCTATAACACTGGTATCTACTCTAACTGATCCAGCACCATTGGCAGGAGTAAAGTCTGTTTCAGCAAAAGGCGCGCTAAACACAATTTCTTGTGGGTTGGCAGACATGCCAGCAAAGAATACGTGATCTCTGAACACTGCAACAGAAGCAGGATTAGGGGGTGCGCCAGTAGTATTAATTAGCGTGTAGGTGCTTCCATCGTATGTTGCAGCTTGGTTAACATCATCAACCATAATAAGCTTGTTAGTGTTATTAAAGTTAAACGTGTCAAACTTGTAGCGACCCGCAGAAGTACGTGTACCTATAGTAGACCAGCCGCTTCCAGTGCTAAACCTTACTAGATTTCCTGCTGCTGCAACAACACCATTGTTAAATATATTAATTCCAAGAACAGCGTTACTACCGTTGACTTGATTGCTATCCCACTTAGTTGTACCACTTAGCCGACGATACCCACCAGTAATGGCTGGTTCAAAGTTTTGTAGTTCTATCGCTGAACCGGGAGGAATACTAAAGTCATCTTGGTCAAGAATAAGTCCGCCACCAAGAGGGACAGTTACTGGGGAAATTAATGATGTGTCTGGCATAGCTACCCCTGCGGCCTTAGTAATTCTTCAACAAACACCGAAACTACTGCGTCGTTGGCTGCACCAGCCTGTGCTTTTAGTATGTCACCTGACTCTAGTACAATCTGCGCGTCGTTAAATCTAAGGTGACTATCAGCAGCAATGCTGTTTGTGCTTAGAAGAGAGTACGTTGCACTGGCTGAAGTGTCCGTCCAACTAAGCGTAATATCTACTGCCGCAGAGCCATCAACATTAGTAATAAAAATTTCACGTATGATAGCGGTAAAATTAGTAGGGCAAGTATAAACTACTGTTAAACCTGTGCTGGATAAAGCAACACCGACATTTTTAAAACGTCCCATTATTAAACAGCCCTAAAGTAATCTTTTTTGTTTACCAGTTCAATTCTCATTTTTTTGAGGTGGTCCCCAAATTCTGCCAAAGAAGCTTGGGCTGTTGCCGTGTCAGATCGAAGGATTGCCGCATAGTAGCGGGCCTTAGCAATAACTGCATGTTCATACCGAGCAGGAACATCAGAGGTGTCTGTATCGCTGGACAACGTAGTTGTTGTTTTCCAGTATTCATAACCAATGGTGTACGTGCTTTTGTCGGGAACAGGAGACAGCCCAAACTTTTGGTCCTGCGTTCTGTAAACACAGTTTGGTTCCGCAAGGCGACTGATGTCGGTACTACGGTCCCGCTCTTTTAAAGTCCGTTGGAAGTCATCGTATGAGAGGTACTTTAGTTTCTTTGGGTGGAAATCTTCAGCTACAACAACGTTATCAATGTCTACTTGAGTATCTACCGATTGGCTAAAAGAAATATATGTAGTGGTGCCGGTAGCACTAAAAGTAAAGCTTACGTACTTAAAATCACCAATATCATCTACACTAATGACGTTAGTAGATATCTGTGTTCCGTTTGCAGAGGTTCCTAGGTTAAGTGTCAAGTCTCCACCGGAAGGATAGGTGACCCCAAAAGAAACTCTGTACTGTTTGTTTTTTGTGGTAGTCAAGGCTTGGTAGGCAATTGCAGTACCACTGCTACCTGCTGTTAGCCTTAGTGCGCCAGTCCTTGACGCTGGGGGCTGTGGCCCTGTGCTGTTAAAGCCTATCTCACCTGTGCCAGAAGAACCACTTGTCCAACCTGTTATGTTGCTGTCAAAGGTTCCATTCGTTACAAGATTCTTAGGGAAAAGCATAAAGCTATCAAAGTCTACATAGCTATGGTCGGATGGCAAGGCGTACTCAGCAACACTAGCGTATGTGTCCTGTTCCTTGTCGCTGTGCAGGAACGGCCATTCTACTTCAGAGTTGGCAATGTCGTTAATGGCACGATTAACGCTATTCTTTACTACGGTCTGGATACCACGAGAAGAAGACAACGCAGACAGAGTAGTCTCATTGATGTCTTGAAGAACTCGATTAGTGTACTGTAGGTAGGTCAGCGTTCCCATGAAAAATCTTCCTTATACTTTTCTGTGTTTTTTACTTGCTGTTCTTGCTGCTTTTGGTTGCGGCACGTACTGTTTACCGGCTTTCGTTCCCTTTTTCTTAGCTGCATTAGTTGCAGCAAGGGTGCTTTTTGGCATTTTTTTAATTGCATTGGCAGGAAGATATCTTTCGCCAGTTGCTTTTGGGCCTTGTGTAGAGGGCTTACCTGACGCTGTGCGCCACTTTTGTTTGCCCCACGACGCTAAAGATTTTTGAGGTGGTCTAAGAGCCATTACTTTTTGCCTCTAGAAATAAACGCTGCTGCACCAAAGTAAGCTGATACAACACCAGCCATGCCAAGGTAGAATAGGCTAAACAAATCAGCTAGAGCATTAATCCTGCTATCAGGAAAAATAGGCAGGAATACAAGAGCAGTAAAAATAAGCATCGATAACATTGCAATCCATGCCATACGTCGTTGGGCATCTTGCTTTTCGTGTTTATCTAGTGCTTCTACTGCTGCCAACTCTGTATCGCTGACAATACCGTCACCATCTAAGTCTAATGGATTGTATTTACTATCTGCCTGAAGCTTTTTTTGTTTAGCCATAGTCTCTACTTCTTTTTAATGCCTTTCATGGTCATGCCACCACCACGTTGCTTGACGCGCTTGCCCATCTTGCCGCCGCCCATAGCCTTGACGCGCTTGCCCATCTTGCCGCCGCCCATAGCTTTAATTCTTTTCTTTTTGCCAACCATTGTGTAGTCTCCTGTAAGATTGCCGTTTTAAAACTGTGTCTTGGTAGTATTCTTCTTCCCAGCCTTCATAGTAACCCTGCTTTGCAAGATGTTCTGAAGCCTCTTCTAGTTCACTGTATGGTTGAATAAGAACCATATAGAACTCATTTTCATACACGTAATCGTCTTCTAAAAGCTCAACTTCTTCGCTATCATCAAACGGATGGAATGCCATTAGGTATCTATCGTCTGGTACAAAGATGTGATTAAGTGCGTCCACATAACAACCCAACTCGTAGGCTTGCAAATCAAAGTCATCACTAGCAATAATAATAAGTTTTTTGTGCTGTTCTTTGATTGTTCTTGCTTGTTGTATTACAATGTCAAGAAAGTCTTTTGCGTCTGCTACTTCAACTACTTTAACTTGATCCTTTAGTCTAGCTTGTTTTGCGTAAGGACAGAGCGGCCAACCACCTAGTATTTTGTTCTCTGCTTCTACAAACTGTTCTGACCATGTAAAAATATCTTCAGTAATTGTCTTCATTAAAATCTAAACAGGAGGTACAGAATAAAAAGCCCATCTTGCATTTCAACATTTAATGTCGAGTTTTTGTGCATTAGTCTTTGTATCCTCCACCGGCTGCTTTGTACTCTTTTGCCAACATCTGGGCTTTTCTTGCTGACCATTGCCCCGGCTTGCCACCTTTTCCACCCGCCTTGATTTTGTTAAATAAGCGTTTACGTAAAGCTGGCTTAGTGTAGTTTCCAGCCTCATTTACTTTGCTCTTTGACTTTGGTTTCTTTGCACGGGATTTTGACGATGTAGCCATACTTATCTATTCCTACAGAGTAACACTTTATTGTACGTTTCTTATTGAAATCATGTGGATGCACTACATAAACATACAAATCTTTATGCGTAGTAAGTGGGTGCGCCGGTCTAAGGCGGGGTACAGGTATTCTAGAGGGTTTAGCTCTAGGGATTGGAGGTTTAGGTGCTGTGTATCCTGCGTACCTGTTAAACAGTTCTAAATCTAAAATTCTTACGTACTGTTTTATTGCTTGATCTTGATCGTGGGCTGTAGCAGTGCCCATAAACACAAAAACGCTAAGAGCGCCGCTTGACACCCTTAACGTGTTTTTGAGATTTAGGAGGAGATTTTGTTGAGCCACCGTCACCAGACCAAAATAGTTTGTTAGCCCAGTATGCAGCAGAAGTCTTGCCCTTTGCAATGTTTTTACCATGTCTAGCCTTAAAAGATTTACGGGCTTCAGCCGAGTAGTTGTGACCCATCTTTTGATCACCAAAGCGAATAATCCTAATGCTACCACCATCGCGTATAGCCACAATACCCTTTTTAGTAGGGTGATCGGGAGTTCGCTTTGGTTTATTAAGACCAGTAAGCCCGTAGCTCTTGAGCTTTTTTTGTTCTGATTCGCTAAGTGACAATGTTAAATACCTTTGGTTTAAGTTATTTAAGTGTTAAGGGTGTTTCCCCCTGCGGGGCAAAACACTTATAGCATACCTTAATATAAAAGTCAAGCAGTTTTTTACTTTGACCATTCTTTTCTGATGTATTTTTGCAACAGTACGCTTTTGATAAGTAGGCTCTTATTAATTTCTTTTGCGTCTTCTTTAACTAAGCTTTTACTCATCTGCACAATATCATTGGCTTGTTTGAGCATGTACGAGTGTTCAAAGCTAACATTAGAAGAAAACCAACCTATAATGTTTTGTCGTGTTCCTTTGGTTATTTCATTTACACCATGAGGATACATAACAGGAAACACTGCAATCTCACCCGCCTGTAGCTTGTAGGCTACCTGACCCGCTTCTCCATCAATAACAAGCTCTCCACCTTCGTAGTCGCTGTCAAGTGAGATTGAAAACCCGTAGTCGTACCAGCCGTTATCAGTAGGGTTTTCAAAAGGGTCTACATGAAAGCCGTAAAAGTCGCCAACAGAATATTTATTAGCGGCGTACCAGTTAACTATATTAGGATTATAAATGTTATTTATTGTGGTGTTAGCTAGAAAAAGAGTAGAAAGAAACTTTTTAAGTTTACCCGGTATAGTAGTTTCTGCATTTTCTTTTACATTGTAAAGCTTACTTATGTTTTGAGTTTTTTTACCATCTACATAAGGAACAGTCTCAAGTTGTTTTTTGCAGAAATCAACACTTTCGTCAGTTAACAATCTAAAGTGCATGTCACTTACCCCATAACTTTTTGAGGTACATCTGGACTAGTGTAGACTTAACAAACAACTCTTGGTCTTTTTGCATGAGTCCGATATTTACTTCATACAAATTCTTTAGTATGAAAGACTGCTCGTAAGTAACATTAGAGGAAAACCAACCGATGATGTTTCTTCGTGTGCCGCTTGTAACCTTCTGTACCCCGTGAGGATATATGATAGGGAAGACAGCAATCTCACCGGCAAGGAGTTTATGTGCAATTGGCCCTACATCTGTGTGTAGTAAAAACTCTCCACCTTCGTAGTCACTTGTTAGAGAAATAGAAAAACCGTAATCAAAAAAAACATTGTTAGATTTTGGTGTTGCTTTAAAGGAATCTACATGAGTATCGTAGTAATCCCCTTCTTCGTACTTGTTGTAGAAATTTACTGAAACTCTATTAGGACAGTAAACAGAATCTATAAAGGCATTGTTGTATAGTAGGCTAACTAAATACTTTTTAATGTCTTCAGGAACAGCAGAGGTTTGCTCGTTCTGTTTTACTTTGTAGTGTTTGCTTAGAGGTTGAGTAAGGTTTCCGTTATCGTAGTCTTTATCTTTAAATGTAACATTGCACTTTTTTAGCGCATCTTCGTCTAGTACTTTTAGAAAAAACATATATACCCCATAAATTGAACATAGCAAAAAGGGACAGGGTTTTTATACGGAACCCTGCAAAACCTTTAGTTAGATTAAGTGCCCGTTGCGACCGTCGCAAGAGCATTAATCGGGTTCTTTGAAATGTCCACAAGAACAACGTGAGCGCGGAAGCGCCAAGCAGTCGTCTTTGCGGATGCCGCGTCAATCACAAGAAGATCAAGTGTATCAGCAGCAGTAGAGATATTGCCAGCACCAGCAGCCTTCAGCGTAAACTGAACACCAGCAGCAGCGTTAGACACGCCACCGTCAACTAGTGAATCAACGTCACCACCAGTAAAGCCCACATCAAACGTAATCTGTGCATTACCAGAAGCTTCAAGAGTTTCAATACACCCACCGATAATCATCGAATCGGCAGGGATATCAAGAAGCTGAACAACATCGCCCTGTTCAAGGTCAGTGTTGTCAACCGCGTCAATAACCTGTGAGGTGATGACATAGGGTTTAGCAGCATTGGCTGGATGTCCAGCCGTACCTAGCGTGCTAGAGGTATAGTTATAAGTAGCCATTTTCTATGCCCTCCTTTAACTGTCTAGATCGGTTACACCGACGAGCGCGCCAGTAAAACCATCGCCAGAACCACGGAGAACCTTACGTCCGAAAACGTGAAGGCCACGAACAATATCAGCAAAGCTGTTCGGGTCACGAACAACTTCCGTCTTGGCAATTGCCGAAGCAGTTGCACAAGCACTCATGTGCCCAGCAAGAGCAAACGACTCACCACTGGTGGCAACAGGACCAAACGTGGCCGTAGCTGTCGTACCAAGTGAACCAACAACCATTGCGTTGGACTGATAAAGCGTGAAGCCATGAACCTTACGATTGGTAACTTGACCATTCAGAAGAGGACTCATTGACTCGCCCGTAACACTCGCATCCATCAACTTGGAATCAGCCTGACGAAGAATTTCGTAGAATTGCGGCGGAGCCACAAACCAACGATTCTCTTCAGGAACATCTTCCTCGTCAAGAAGGCGAGCAAATTTAGCAATATAGTTGGCAAGTTCATCACCAGTATTGCCTGAAATAGCAGAACCAGCAGCACCAAGGCCAGTACCGGCAGTTGCGTTGTCAGCAATATTCTTTAGAATATTAAAATCATATTGCTTTTTAAGCGCGTATGCACCCGAAGAGGTAGCAAGCGCCTCAAAATTAACGTGACTCTGACGCTCTTCAATGTCGTCAACCTTAAAGGCAAAGTAGTTGCCCTGATCGACCGTGAGAGTGATCTCAGCGTCCGTAAGGTCTTGCGCGTTAACCGTAGAACCGCGAGTATAAGGGGAGACCGAAATCGTCGGTTCCTTAATAATCTTCACGGTGTCGCCATAGTTCTCAATTTCTCCCGCGTAGTCGGTGTTAGTGATTGCTTCTGCAACCGATGCACGACGGAAGTATTTTAGAACCTTTTGGCTATAAATAGCAGGTACGAAATTACCGTTAGGTAGATTTTCGTAACCGGCTGCTCCAGCATAAGCCATAGTTATCTCCTAAAATGTTATGTTAAGTTAAGGTCTAATTCTTCCTTCTCGACTGGCTTGGTCTAGTTCTTTTTCTAATTTTGAGAACTGTTCTGGGCGCATTCGAGAGATTTCATCAGAAGTCCAAATCCTTTTGTCTCCTTGCGGGTCTGCAATTTCACGGGTGCCGGAAGAAGTCCGTACCTGTTTAGCCGCAGAACTACTGTTTGACTTTTTAGATTTGGTTTTAATACCCTTATCCGCTTTATAAAGGTCTAGTGTACGAGCGGCCCATTTAACGTCTGTTGCGTTTGTTGTTACGCCGTTAGAAATGCTTTCGGGTTGTTCTCCCAACCAATCAATAAAGTCCTGACTGTCTTTAAGTTCAACAAAATCAGGGTGAATGGATAGAAGTTCTTTCTGAGCATTCCCACGTTCCAGATCACGTTCACGATCACGGAGGATTTCAAGATGTTCCTCAATGTCGCTTACACGAGAATCTGCTTGCATGTGTGCAACAGTCTCCACAATTCCAAAGATGTCAGGGTATTCCTCTTTAAACTTCTGAAGGTCTTCCTGACTTTTTGGCAACTTGATGTTTTCTTTTTTTGTTTGTTTACTAGAAACAAGCAAGTCTTCTTTTTCTTGTCGCCAATCCGATAACTTCTGATCGTAGTGTTTCTTGAGATCATCGTATCGTTTTTTAAAATTGTGATTACCGTTCTCTGTCCCTCCTACTTTTGATTTGCCGTCTGGAGTAGCCGATGCCTCGGTGTCCGTAGGTTCGTCAGGTTCGTCAAGACGAGTTCGGTAGTTATTTTGGTATGGGGTAGGTTCGCCTAGTTCCTCGTTTGTGTCAGGGGTATCAATCATAGTCACCTCCATGCGGGGCCATATCTCTATGGGTAGCCACGGTTGGTCTTCAAATGACAGGGCCAGAACGTTATGTTCTAGGTGGCTGTCGAAATTTTTGTATTAGTTAATAAAGCCGCCATCTGATCGCTCTTCTTGTTGTATGAAGTCTGATGTGGGGCTTTCAGTCATAATTCTTATTGATTCGTCGTAAAGTTTTCTAACTTCTTTAGAGGCAGCTCTTAAATCAAAGAATCCTTTTGGGGCCATGCCTTTAACTTGCAATTCTTTTTCGCTGTACTTTGTTTCTGGCGTCATTCCTGCTAGTTTGCCGCCTGAGTTTTTTAAATAAACTTGTGATAAACGATCCACAGCATCAAAAATATGTTTGTTTTTATTGTAAAAATCTAAAGGAGTAAACTTATCATTTTTATGTTTAAATCTTACAGGGTCATGCTCTTCTAAAAACTCTTTAGCCTTTTCCATTCTTTCTTTATCTTCGTTAGCGTAAGCCTCCATATAATCTTTTACACGTATAAAAGTTTCTTCGTTTTCCCCGGATTTGCCAAAAGGGGTGCCATATTTACTTTCTAATTCTCCAAAAAGATCATATACCTTTGGAATTTTTTTATATGCTAAATGTTCAAGTTCGTGCCGAATTGTTTTATATTCAGTATTGCTAAGGCCCTTTACTATGTTTGATTGCTTGCCCATATTAACTACAGCAGTCCACAAACCTTCTCTATCTTCTGGTATAAAAGAAGACAAAGAAGAAGCAAAGGAAGGCGCAGTTTCAATAACTTTTTTTGCTTCTGGACTTGCTATACCTAAAGAGTCTAGGCCCCTTCCTTTCATATTAGGCATCCCATAAAGAGCTTTTCCATCTCCGTATCCCACTGCTGCCGCAGCAGATTGCTTTGCTATTCCTTCTACAATTTGGTCAAGTTCCGTTTCATCAGGACCACGCTGTTGTTCTGCAAGAAAAGTATCTGTTAAAGCTTGCGTGTCAGCGTCTTGAGAAGACATGAACCTTTGCTCTCGTGGCGTATCTTTTAAACTAGCAAGGGAACCTATTGCTGGTACTGGAGGTTTTTCTCTAGGCCGTACTAAATTTTTTTTTACTTCGTCACCATCTTGAAGTTTAATAAAGCCACCGTTTGCGTTTTGATTTTTTTGGCGGTTAAATTGTTCTACAAATCCGGTTTTTCCAAATACCTTGGCTGGATTTGTTTGTTCAAATAGATTGGCGGGCGCTGGTTCTTCAAGTAGCTTGACAGGTTCTTCTACAATTTCTTTTTTTGTAGCTGCGCTATCTTGAGGCAACGTGTAATAATCAAAAACTAAATTTTCTTGTGTTGGAAAAGTTATAGGCATCGGCTGGCTGCCCATACCGGGAAAATCTCCAGTGCCTTTGTTTTTAAAAAAGTATAACTTTTGAGAACCCTCAGCAAAAACAGAAGAGGGATTTTCTAAATACTGATCTACTAATCTGGCTGCGTTAGCATACTCTGTTGGTGTAGCTACAACTCTT